CGTCAAGAAGTACAGCATGAGTCAGAGCTCTTCTACAACTTATGAATATGCCAATTGGCAGACTTCTGAGAGGTATCAGGGCCGTTCGCATGTTTATGTACAATACAAGACTCCCTATTCCCAATTTGTTGATTATGGGAATCCACTTGAGTGGGCTTGGGAGCGGGTACCCTTTTCTTTCGTCGTTGATTGGATCATCCCTGTTGGCGATTATATCGCTTCCTTCGATGTCCTCCAAAACGTAGAAAAGGTTGTCGGTGTCGTCTCTGAAAGACGCATAAAGAATCAGTTCCAGTTAGGAACTGGTTATCCGTCTATTCACTTGGACCGCTCTGGTTGGCTGTCTAAGCGCACCTATGAGCGTAAATTGGTGTCTCCTATTGTTCTTCCTAGTCTGTTCAGACTTAGTGGGAATAGTAGTGCATCTTCGCTTACGAATGCATTAGCACTTTTAGTCCAAATGCATAAATTTAAATAACCTTTGCCTAATTGGGGTTACCAATGGCAGCAGCAACAACCATCACAATAGCTGATGGACAAAGCACCCCCCAAGACCACGACTTTGTTCCCGCTCGGAAGAACGGAAATAGTGTCGTCTGGGAAGAGCGGTCTACCGCTCACACACCTCTCGGCTTTTACACCATAGCGATGAGTCAGGGTCCAGCAACCTCCACCTCCCCGGTCACCCGGGCCAAGGTGTCATTGGTTGTTCCACTCGAAGCTCAAGATTCCGTAACTGGAATCTATTCTTACGAGAAGGTTATGCGTGCGAACGTCGAAGTTATAATTCCAACGACGGCCGTCAGCCTCGACCGTGATAACGTATCTGCGTATTTGAGGAATCTCCTCAATGACGCCACGTTCCGGTCTATGGTTGAAGATAACGATCCGCCTTTCTAATAAGCGGTCAATCTTGGCCAACTCGGAGTTATTGCAATGTCAGTTTTTACTGCGTTGAAGAAAGCAGAAGACTGTTTCAGCCTGGAGGCTGCGCTGTTGTCTGCACTTTGTGTGCGGTTTGATACGCCCCACTCACTGGCGGTTTTTATCGCTCTCCAAGAACATGATTGGACCCTACTCAAATCATTAGAGCCTGATCCTTCCATGTATCTCGACGACAATCTTAAGAAACTATGCGGTTACGACCTTTTCGGTCCTACTGCGAGTCGCTTTCGTGTCGATCGTTTGGTTAGTCGGTTGCTAGTTCGTAGCTCCGATGCACCAACTGGAGTCGATACTGAGCAAGAGGCCCGTGAATTATTCTCAGAGATTGAAGAAATCAATGCCAAAAGGCTACAAGATCCTTCACTGAGGATGCCATGGTTGCTCGAGCTTCAGTACGAAGTTAACCGTCTCCTTCGAGACGGTGATGTGGATTTTCTCACGACAAACACCTTAAACAGGATTGTTTACCGTGGGCGGGTTGGTCCGGGGGTTTCCGCTGGAATGCGGCGCCTTGTGGCAAGCGATAAACTACGTGGAGTTACCACTGTCGGACCAAAGCTCGAACCCTTCGTTGAATCCATTAAAGGATCGGCGTGGATGGCAGAACAGCCTAAATATGCTGTGATACCATATGTCGAGCTCATCACTGTACCTAAAACCGCCTGGATTGATCGAACTATCTCCCCCGTTCCTGTTCTGAACATGATTGTTCAGAGGGGTATTGGAGATGAGGTAGCAGATCGCTTAAGACGGCAAGGGTGTGACATACGTGATCAAGGGAAGAATAGAAGATTAGCAGAACGTGCCTACGATGATAAGTTGGCAACGATCGACCTTTCCTCCGCTTCCTCCTGGTTCACGAAGCGCAATTTGGAATATATATTCCAAGATGACTTCATCCACCTGTTGGACCTAGTTAGGCCGCAGTACTGGTTGGACGAATCAATACGAGACGCACCTGATGGTGTTGGTCCCCCAGTCATTAAGGAGCTATTTAATTGGCTCCCAATGGGCTGTGGCCATACATTCGCAGTTATGTCTCTTTACTTTTGGGCTTTGGTACGAATAACTGTACCACCCATCGCGCTTAAAGACTGCAGTGTATTCGGGGATGACATAATTGTCCCCCAGGCGTACGCTGTCGAGCTTGTCACTCGCCTTGAAGCTTTAGGCTTCAAGGTGAACAGAAAGAAGAGCTTCCTCTCAGGAAGTTTCTTCGAATCGTGCGGCACTGAATGGCTTTACGGCCACGACGTGCTCCCCTTTTACGCACAGAGGGGGTCAACCGGAAAGGGATCAGGAACAGTTTCAGTTCCGATCCCGTATCGAATCCAGCTAGCTAACAAGCTCCGCTTATGGTCAACGAGACCAAACGGAACCTGCGATGCAGCAGTTCGATCCATTTGGGACTCACTAATTAAACCAGTGCCTCCCAAATTCCGGCCACCAATCCCATTAACTCTTGGGGATGTGGGGTTAATTACCTCCTTAACTGAGAGCCGTTACGTTTTTGATGTTGAATCAAGCCGTCGCGGTTGGGACCCGGTATATCGCGTGAAAACATTAGTGAAGAAGCCGGTCGTCAAAGTATCCGACGACCCTTTCGCCTATTTACTATGGCTCATGCGCGCACAGTCCAAAACAGAGGAGGAAGAATTAATTGAGGCATTGAAAGGCCCCGATTATTTCTATCGTACTCCGCCCTGGTGCTATCGTTGGCGTGATTGGTTACTCGCTAACGTTTTGGACGTCCAC